CGTTCTTTGCCATCTCGGCGGCTTTTTCTTCGACCTCTGCCACACGACGCCCCCAGCCTTTGCCGAAGGTATCCCAAGTAGGCAGCCGTTTCAGGAAGTTTAGCCGCATATCACACATGGCATCGACCATCTCATCGGCTGGGCATTCTTTGATGGCAGCCAATGATTTAGGCCCAATAATGCCATCGGCTGGCACTCCTGCGATTTCCTGAAGGTACTTAGCAGCGCGCCCCACGCCACTGTTCACAGCAAGATCATAAGCAGCATAGTCCACACCAGAAGGCAGATCGTCGCCCTTAATCCGATCCCAATAACGGGATTTGTAAAACGGCTTAACCTTCTCAGGGGTAAGGGCTCGCATCTCAGCCTCATCAACTGAGCGTCCCACATACTCTTCCCACGCCCTTTGGGTGACTCCAAGATTGGTGCGGCCACCGGGGTCTTTCGGGTGGTTGACGTAGCCCCCTTCATGTCTGAGGACCATTTCAAAGCACTTGTCCCAGTTCTCTTTAGCCATTTTATTTGTCCTTCGTGGCAAGGAGGCTGTTCTTCTCCTTGGAACCGGCGCTGGAGCCGTAATAGAAATTAATTACGCCCGTCCAAGCCGTGCCAAGGGCACCAAGCATCATCAACAGTGCTTCTGTGCCAGTCTGAGGCATTCCTTTCATCAGCATCCATACCAGAATGCCAAAGAAGCCGACCGTAATGAGAAGGGCCAGCATACGCGGAACCCAGTCTTGGGTAGCCGTCTGCATCTTTCTGGCGCTGTCACGATCATTTGCCGCGATCCGCTCAAGATCAATGTCTAGTTCTTTCATCCGAATCTTAAATTCGGCGTCAATTTGCTTGAGCTGAGCTAATGTTTCTGGCGAAGCGTTTTCCAGCGCCGCCTTCACATCGTCTTCGGTGCCAGTTTCGTGACCTAAAAGCACGTTAGAAAGGGTCTTAACGGCCATCCCAGCCAAAGGGCCGCCAAGGGCCGTGGCAAGTGTGGGAGCCACCTGACCCAGCAGCGGGCCGAACGTCTTCAAAAGGTCCATGGTTCACCCCCTACAAGGTCAGAATAACGAGGAAGATACCGACAATTAAACATATCACAATCCCAGCAATTAAACATACAATCGTCACTTCCCTCTGAAATTCCTCAGCTTCTTTCTGAGCTTTCAAACGCGCAGCCTTTTGCTCTTTCTGAATGCGGACGAGTTCTCGTTCGACTTCTTGCCATCCAGCTATGCCATAAACAGCCACAAACTCGTTTTTAACCTGAGCAAACCACTCCTCTGCCTGCTTTCGTTTAACGACCACATCCATAGCCATTTCTTCGGCTGACACCTTAGAAAACAGCTTGGGCTTCGGCTTTTCGGAAGACATCTGCGTAAGCTTGGCAACAGAGCCGTATAGCTTGGCAATGTCACCTGCCATGCCTTGGATTTCTTTGCCAATTTTGATGCCTGTTTTAATAGCCTCATAGGCGGTTTTAGCCGCGCCAAATACAAGGCTGATAGTTACGGGGTCCATGCAACATTGCCTTACTCCCCCTTATTTAGCTGTTACGGTAAACGTCAGATTCCTATGGTCTGGATAGGAAATAATGACATTCCCCTCCGGGCATTTATAGCTGATCCGCGCCAGAAGTTTAGCCTCCCCGGCGGCCACCGTCTCCGGCGCTTCAATCGTCATCGTGTAGCCTAGCTTATCTACGTTGTGGCTGGCTGGCCCAGAGAACTTCACCACAGACGGCGTTGCACGGTGAACGATATAGTTGGAATCCCTAACTTCTAGTGTGAAGTCTTCAACTAAACAGTCATCCCTGATTTTTTGCCGCGCCACAATTACCCGAAAAGGCTCATGGGCTGGGCCGTTAGATATTTGAAAATGTTCCGCATCCCACTTCAGGATGTCTTTCTTCAGCAACCCAAACTTATCGACCAACGCATAGCCGCCACCCACCGCACTCATCATGGCGGTCACGACAGCTATAGGTTTGGTGATGTTGTCATAGTCCATTCTTGTCAGCCTTGCGCTTTTCTAGGCTGTCCACCTTGTCAAAAATCTGACGGCAAATGTCTTTCAGTTCCTTGACCCCTTCTTGGAACTCATCCCTTCGAATGTAGTTGCTGGGTAGATCGACCTCCAGCTTATGGATGTCATTCCTAAGCTCTTTGACCGCGCCCCAGATTTCACGGGCAAACCACCCACCCCCAGCCAAGATGATGCCAAAAGCTGCATTGATGAGGGTCTGCCCGTCCATTTTATGCCTCTTCAGAAGCTGTCTCCGCCGAAGGAGGCGGGGTAAGTTGCTGTGCGGCCTGCATTTTAATCGCTTCAATGATAGCTGCAACCTCAGCATACGGACGGCTGCCAAGGGCTGCCAAAACCGCATTCCAGCCAGCTACAGTCAATGTGATGCTTACTTCTTTGGCGTCCATATTCCCCTCTTACTTTTTCACGGCGAAATAATAGGTTTTTGAGCTTCTTCCGCCTGCAATTCCGCCAAAGATTTAATCCACCCCATTTGAAAGGCAAGATTAACAATCTCATCCTTTGATGACGGAATTTGTGTTCCAGTCTCAAGACACTTATCTACTGAGGCGCGGACAATTTCGTCCATTGCAATGCGGGCACGATTAAGAGCCGCATTTTCAATCCATTCTTGTTGTGACAAGGCAGCATAAGAAAGGGCCTTATCTTCAGCATCAGTGAGCGTGATTGTGTAGGTTGGCATTGGTCTCTCCTTACCCAATTAGAAAACCTGAGAAGCACGAATGGCCCATGTACATAACAACACTGCCAAATGACGTGCGAACTTGTGTGCTAACATAATCATTAGCTGCCAATTCTAATGTTATGTTACCGCTTAAACATATATTGCTTGGCGTCGTTGATGAATTAGTGCTCATATAAATTGCTTGAGCAGCATCAACAAAACTAAGTTGCGCGCCATTTTTCCACCAAGTGATTGAATTGTTTGCAGATGAAGGGTTTAGATAAAATTGAAGCGAAAAATAATATAGCCCAGCAACAGGCGCTGTGTATCTGTATGTAGATGTATTATATCCAGCGTTTCTAGAACTTCCTGCAAAGTCTGTCAGAAGAACATTGAAAGGAAGATTACTGCCCGCGCTAACAGTAATTGTGCCGCCATTTCCTCCAGCAAAAAATGCAGGCTGATATGGGGCTGTTACACGACCAGAACCGTCGATGCGCATACGCTCAGAAGCGGCTGTATAGAACGCGACAATTCCACCTGTTCCGACAAGCTGACCAATTAGATGACTGCTGTTGTTCCTTACAGAAAACCAACGTGTTTGGTCGGCAACATTGGAAACGTCAAAATATGCTCCAACAGTTGAATTGTCAGCGTTCAACAATTCAATTTGACCGCCCTCAGAAGCGATTGCTCTTGCTCGAATTGCGCCGTCAACGTCTAGTTTTGCCGTAGGGCTGCTAGTCCCAATCCCGACATTGCCAGAGCTGTCGATGCGCATACGCTCCGAGCCACCTGTAGCGACGCTGACAGTATCCGCAGCCGGGAATGCAATACCTGTGTTGGCATCAGTGCCTTGCACAGCAGGCGTTCCAGCCGAGCCGTCAACGCCAGCAATGCCTGTGGAGCCGTTAATCGTGACGGGCATTTATCTTACTCCGCTGGTGCGATGGTCAGCTTGCCTTCTGCGACAAGCTGCATGATGTTGGCATAGTCCGTGTTGGCTGGATCAATCGGGACAAAGCTATTCACGCCGTCGATGTCAACGCGAATACTTGCAACTTCGTCAGAAGTCCGATCCTTCACATATTGAGCGTTTGTGTACATGGTCAAAGCTCCGCCGATGCTGTCCATTGGCCGTTCAAATCGCCAACACTACTGTTAGTTGATCCGTAAACACCAATAGAGCTTGCACCAACACGGGAAGAGTTGGCATTTACATCAGAACCATTTGTGGACAGCTTTCCAGATGCGCCGCTTGTTGGAGAATACCAAACAACTGTTGGTGTGGTTCTCATTGTCACTTTCATTGGAACAACAATACCCATTTCATTGATAGTGGGAGTACCAGCACCAAAGTACGTATATGACCACGCGCTTCCGACGAATGTAGCTGTCCCCGGCACAACATCTGTGTTGTACGATTTTGAATAATACCGCTGACACAGCGCCAACTCCTGCCCATATTGGCGGCGTTCAAACGGCGTGGCAACAGAGCCCTGTTCAAACTGCACACCAGTAATGTACCAAGTTGCACCGTTTGT